GATGGTAGAAGTTTTTCTTGCGAATACTCCTGCATCAAGGGTGTTGAAGAGAGTGGTCTCTACTGAATCTGGCTCACTAACATAGAACACTTTGAAGTTTTTGTAATACAACTGTTCTCCAGCCGCAGTCCAAGGCAACTCACTGCTCACAGCGTAGGTGCCCAGGGCAATGGCGGAGATACCGTCTATTATGGCCTGTCTCATCTGCGTCTCACTAAGTTTGTGACATACGGATATTTCTCAGCGTCTGTTATGGTTCCATTGTTGGTGAAATCATACCAGTCGCCTGCTACTATCAGTTCGTCAAATAAATCGCGAAACTTGGTGTCATAGAATCCTATCTTCTGACGCTCTGCTGAGTCTTGGTTGCCAAAGTCTGCCACTTTTGCCAGCAGATACTCTGATAGAGTATGATACACACAGAGGTCTGTGAAATCATTTTGGCGTGCTTGAATCAAGAAAGGGTCAAGAGCAGGAACAAGAATACTCTGTCCAAACACAACATTGGCCATGCTTCCTGACTGGCGGATGTAGTAATCCTTCCACCAATCACTTGAGCGAAACATGTCCAGGATGCGTTGTGTTGAACGAATAAGACTGTCTTCTACAACATCTTGAGTCAGGCCTTCATTGGCAGAGAACAGGCGACTGTCCTTGGCCAGAACATCGTCGTAATCAGCAAAACTGAAAAAGGTGTTCCCTTGTGTAATGAAAGCCATGATCGTATGCCTTACAGGAGTGAACTATCAAACGCCAAGTAGCGACCGTAGTTGTTCATCAGAACGCCTGTGCCGTAGTAGGCACTGCAAACGATATCGTCACCCAAGAAGGCTGCACGGCGTTGTGTCTCAATAGAGATGTCGCCAATCAAGCCAAGACCCAAGCAATCACGCTGGAAAACAGCACCAGCATAATCGCCAGTGGTGCCATTGTTGGCAATGTTGCTGGTTTCGTAAACAGGAATACCTGCCAACATACCAACATAACCCATACGCATTGCTTCGTTAGAAACTTCTGAATATGCACCTGACACGAATGGAGTATTTCCGCTTGTGGTCAATGCAGCCTTCAAGTCATACGCAATGCTGGGGTGTATTACACAGACCATTCCTTCTGTAGGAACAGCATCAGCCTTGAGTTTTGCAACAGCGGCAAAGATGCTGGCAGCAGTGATCTGTCCAGTGAAGTCACCTTGACCAGCGTTGAGCGTTCCAAACAGTGCTGTGAGGTCAGTGTCAATCTTGCGAGCAACGGCTTCACCAAACAAGCGACCAAGGTCAGCCACAACATTGCTGGCAGCGGCAGTGCGAGCCAGGTCAGTAAGCAAGGTGCGGATAGCCACAGGTCTAACTGTGAGTTGTGCTGTGTCTGTTGACACTGCGGTGTTGGTGACTTCATTACCTTCCGTCACAACCGCGGCTGTTTGGATTGGGTAGATAGGCACATTGACATTTTTACCTTGACCAGGGGCCAAGACATAGTTCTTTACCAGACCACGCATGATACTGCGTTCTGATGCCACGAACATGGCTTCTTGGATGATCTCTGGTAAGAGATCGTTTAGAGTTGTAGTTGTTGAACCAGCCATTAGAATTCTCCTTGAATATTAGGCTATACCGTTGGCCTTGCGATATTGTGCATAGACTTTACGGTCTTCTGGATTTTTCATATCCAGTTTGGTGATGTCCACCTTGTGTGGGCTTGCCGCTGATATTGAAGAACGACCTTGTGATGTGGCAGGAGTGGCCTGAACAAAGTGAGGATTAGCAGTTAGAAAGTCCTGCACAAGGTTCTCAACGCCCCAAGGTTGCCCTTGATCCGTGTAGCGAACTTTGCCTGAATCATCTAACACTTCTACTTCACCATCCATGTTCATACGCACCTGGCTTCGCAACAGACTCTTGACCTGTTCAGGGTTTACTGAACGAAGCCTGGCTGCTGTAGTGACCAATGGCACATCAACTTTGTATTCTTGTATCACGCGGTCCCGCTTGGCTATTTCAGCGTCTTTCTTGGCAGCCATTTCTTGTAGAATCTTTTCAAACTCTCCACGCTTGACTTGCTCTTGCTGTTGTTTCTTTTCCCATTCAGATTTGATTGTGCGTAGTTCCTCAATATCACCAAGGTCTTCGTAAGGCTTTGCAACCTTCTTCTGAACACTTGCCTTCATCTTGGCCATTGCATTGTCAAACTCTTCTTGAGAGTAAACACGCTGATTTGTGCTTGCGGCTTCCTGACTTGTGTTTGAAGCGTCAGTTGCTTCCTTTGTTGCCAATGAGTCTGAGTCCATTGTAATCTCTACCTACCTTTCGTAGTTGTGGTAATGTTATTTACCGTTTGTGTTTGATCTTGCAGCCTTTACTTGCTGAGTTTGCGAACCAGTGCTGGACGATTGGCCTTGATGGCTTGATCTTCAGCAATGTTTAGAGCCACAGCAGTGTCTCGTGCTTGCGTTTGCTGTGGATACCGTTGTTCAAGTTTGGCAATGTTTTTGTTCACGGAAGTTTCAGTGAAACCTCTGATGATTCGTTTGGAGTCTTTCATATCAATATCCTTTTCCTGGTTTAGGCGGCTTGGGGCGACGCTTGTTCTTTTCTGTTCTTTCACCACGGCGTGGCAATGGGTATGTGTTCATAATATCTCCTGGTTAGTTTGTGGCTGCTGCCATTGCTCCTGCTGCCACAATCATGTCTGCTGTGACTTCTGGATGTAGTGCCATGATCTCTTCATTGCTATACCCTTCCATCAGCATGGTCTGGATATGAGCCATACGCTCCGCGTTAGAACTGTTGGCCAGGCTGGGGTGTTCTCCTTCGCCACTAACTGGCTGGACTGTGACTGCATCAGGCAAGAGATCATCTTCTTCGCCCAGCAGTTCCAGCAAGTGCTGATCAATAACTCTATACACCACAGGGTCAGTTGCGGCTGATTTGGCAGTGACCAGTTGTGCAACTTCACGACCAGTGTCACGAATGTTGAATGAACCTGGATACTCTATCTCGCCTGTCCAAGTCTGACTCTGATACAGGCTCCACAGTTGCCATATCTGTTCTTCAGCCAGTTCCAGATTGTCTGCTTTTTCTGACAGTTTGGCGTTGAGCAACTGAAACTCTGTTTCCATAGCAATGCCACTCATTTGAGTAGCATCAGTGCCACGCACACTGCCAGTGTTGGCCATGCGGTCAATCATCTTCACACGGTTGTTTACTGATTCGTAGATCATGTTGATGGGAGTGGCATCTGCGTTCAGCATGTAGGGACGCAGTCCAGGATCAAGGTCTGTGCCCATCATGATTATGGCACCTGCACCTGCACCCACTTGTGTGTCTGGTGTGACCACCAAGGAAGGATGGCCTTCCAGTCTTACACTTTGTTCTACTTCACTCAGTTCATTGTAGATGGCTCGCTGTTGGTCAGCGATGTCAGAGATGTCACTAATACCAATACCACGCACCTGACTGCGTTCATTGTATACCAACACAACAGGCACACGGCCCAGTTCATTCACTTCTTCATTGACCAACTGTGCTTCTCGTTTGATGTTGTTGGCTTCATAGGTGCGTATGAACTCTGGTGTCCATTCACGGATGGTGGTCACACTGTCATTCACATCTTCAATGTATTTGAAATACACAATGTCATAACGACCATTGGCTCGTCTTGCCCAACGCCAGTCAGTGACCACTAATGGTGTGAGCACATTTACATAGGGCCTAACACCTTGACTCAGTTGATCTGCCAATGTTTCTGCTTCAATACCAGGCTTGGTCATCAGCACCCAGCAGTGACCAAACACTGAACTCCAGATGCTGACTTCTTTCATGAACGCATTGAAACTGCGTCCATCCATGTCAGCATCCTCAAGGAAGTCTTCCAACATGGGATCATTCTCAATGGTGCCAAACTCTCTCTTGGGTTCTTCGCGAAACAAGAAACTCACATACACACTGATCACTGAACGGCAGTGGTTATCCAAGGGTGTTGATCTGCAACGGGCTTGGTATTCAGCACCTGTTTCATTGGTGTATTTCACAAGATAACCGCCCAGGCGGTAGTCATCTCCGCCCACATAACTGTTTAACAGAAAGAGCCAACGCTCTCTATTTCTGCTAAAGTCCACATTGAGCGTGCCTGCATAGTTGTATGCTTCTGTTAGTGTGATATTTGATGCCATTTAAGTAATCCTATGTCCCCAGCGTTGTGCTGGCAGTGGTTTATATTCCGTTTTCACGGGCCAGATATATGAGATCATGTAGCGTAGTGCATCGCTCATGTGGTCATAACCTGAATCTTTGTCTGGCACACTTGTGCCTTCTTTGTAGGCATGTCTCTCCAGGGCCTCAATAGTGTATTTACACTTTGGATCAACTAATAAATGCCTCTTGCCCGCCGCATCACACAGGCGTGAGTTCACAGCATTGATGCCGTCACGCACAGGGTCGTGACTCATGGGTGCCTTGACCACAAAGCCAGCATTGGTTAGAATGCTGATGTCAGTGGCTCCACCTGCTGAAGTCTTGCGTTGCCTGGCTGCAGGATCAGGATACACCCATATTTTGCTACGGGGATAGCGACTCTTGATCTCTGACACCATCTCCTGTGTGTTGGAACTAAACATGCGGATCTCATCCACAATGTGTAGGGTATCGTTATGTCTGACCCCAATGGTAGCACTCATTGGATCAATGTTAAAGTCCATGCCTATATGCACTGCTTCTGGTTGATCAACCTTGAGACTCTGAACATTTGCACGATCAAATGCGTAGTAGATCCTACCTGCGTATGATTCAAATGTGGCTTCAAACTCCTGGCGGAATGTGCGTTCATCCATCTCTGAACGAGCGGCCGCAATCTCATCTGCATGAACTCTACCGCCTTCTAAAGTGGTAAACTGCCAACTTGCCCAGGAGTCTGCGTGGTCAAGACTCATGTCAAATATTTCCTTTGACCAGTTGCCTGTGCCCTTGGGTGTGCCTATGAATAGTGCATGGCCCTGCTTGTCACTCAAGGTAGGACGCACAGCAGTCCATACTTCAGGATCCATGTCAGCAAACTCATCAAACACACAGAAGTCTACAGAATAACCTCTCATGCGATCAAATGCATCTGCAGATCGTATGCCTATGGCTGATCCATTGCGTAGGTGCAGTGTGAGTTCACTTTCGTTGACCTTTGTGACCCAGTTGAGATCAGTAAGACGACCTTTCAACTGTTCCCAAACAATGCCTTTGCCTTGTGAGCGTGTGGGTGCAATAAACCAGCAGGTTCGCTGTGGCTGTCGTGCAAAGCGAGCCAGTTCACGCATGGCCAGGAATGTTTTTCCAAAACGCCTGCCGCAAATGGCCACTCTGAATCTTACAGTGCTTGAGGCAATCAGTCGTTGTGGATCACTTAAAGCCAATCAATCATCCTCCCAGGGTAGCACTTGTGCTTCTTGGCTTGACAGTGGGCTATCACTTTGACCCAGGAGATTCTTGCCCAGGAAGATCAGCATGGTGGGATTGCCACTCATGGCCACTTCTATCTGTTTTCTGCGTAGACTTTGCTTTAGTGTTTCGCGACCTTTTACAAGTTCTACGCTGAAGTTGTAGCGAAGTGTGTTTGAATCAATGCCAAACCATTCTGCTATCTCAATGTCCTTGCAGCCTATGGCAGCAAGTTTGAACACATCCGCAGTGGTAATGGGCTTTTTGTTGCGACCAACAATCTTGCCCTTGGTCTCAATAGTGATATCTTGTTCAGGTTTTCCGCCTGTGTGATCACGATTGTGTATGTATTCTTGACAGGCACCTACCAGTGTTTGATTGGGTGTTGCAAGGTTGGGTATGGGTTCTACTGTGTGATCTTTGGACTGATCAGTGTCTGCCTCGTTCATAGGTCAAGTTCCTTTGCCAGCCAAAAGGGCTGTAAGTTTACTTACCTATTTGCAGATTTTATAATACCTTTGTTGCCTTGAAGTCAGAGGTTTTAAACATCACATTCAGGCGTTGAGCCAGATTGTTTGTTGTGGTATAATGTGGGCTGCCATTCTTGATGTATTTTTTGCCCGTGCCAATGGTTTGTGTTTCTCTCAACTGGAAAGGACGGTCTTGATATGTGACCACAAACCATTCCTTTGCTTGTGCTACTTGTATCTGGAAATAATCTGATATGTTGTGTTGTAATAGTATCTTGGGAGAAGGACGCATGAACTATTTAATGGTGCCTACCTTGTGGCCTTTAGCATCTGTGATTGTGAGCACTCTTGGGCCCACGCCCAGGGTTCCAGCGGGTTCTCCAGGCACGGAGTATTCAGTGCCTGTGGCAGTTGTTTTACAGATCAAGGCTTGATAGCAAGGATCTCTATAGGGATTGTTCGCACACGCGGTGAGACTCACCGCGAGTATCAGTATTGTTAGTTTCACGGAACAGTTCCTTTTCTACGGCTGAACGGATGATTTCAAGTCCATGATCTTGGCCATGTGTGTCTATGATCTTTCTCAAGAGGCTTTGCAGTTGTAGCCTGGTGAATAACGGTGTGGTCATTCTGTTTCCTCTACATCTTCAGTTTCTTCTGAACCTTCGCTCAAGATCACCTGATCCATTTCGTCAAAGAATGCTTCTGCTGTGGCATCCAAATCAGGGTCAAGCCCTTGCATTTTGCACCACTCCAGCCACACTTGATCTTTGCGTTCAAAGTCCCACATGCGATATTGTTGCCAAGGTGGCAGTGTGGTCTTGATGGGTGTGTATTCCACACGAGCATAGTTGTCTGGATCCTGTTCCATGCGTTTCAGCAGTGTCTGACGATATATGCCCAGGGCCGCGGAGGCTGCTGTGATAGTGCCAAAGTCTCCAATGGGTGTGCGTATTTTAGTTGGCATGTGCGGCCTCCAGTTGGTCAGCGTCCATGCCAAACAAGCATTCTGCTACATCAGCCTCTGTGATAGTTTTATCGCCAAGGCCCAATCCAGCAAAGTTGTAGGTAGCATAAGCCGCAATACCTTCAAAGTCCTCCCGCATTTCTTCAAAGGCGGAATCACTGCACCAACTGCGACTATAGGCAGCAGTAGCAATACACAAGCCAACGATTTTGTCTGTGTTCATTCTGCTGTCTCCAGTTCTTGTTTAACTTCTTTACACACCACATCTTGACCTTTGAGTTTGCGGAACAAAAAGTCATTGGCAATGGCCTGGGCTGTGATATGTGGTATAAACATTTGTTCAACATCACGCTGATGCAGTTGATAACCTGATTCCAGCACAGCATCAATATACATTTCCATAGCATCTTCAGCACCGTGGCACTCAATAATATCTTCCAGGTCTTCTTCAATGCCAATCCAGTTGCGGATTGTTTCTACAATGGGCAAGTAGGCCACAATCTCAAAGATGTCTTCGTTAAACGCCTCAAGTTCAGCGTCTGTATAATCTTCCATTTCACTTTCAAAGTCCAGGCGGAAACTACCATAGCCATCATTGGTTATACTGGTAAGATG